TCGGTAAACGACACACACACCGTAGGAAACCGTATCTGGAAGTGGAACGGCACCGTGTGGGAGGTCGTTCGCTCGACCGTTCCCTACGCAACAGGCGCAACCGGTGCGGCAGGTCCAACAGGCGCAACAGGCTCAACCGTTACCGGCCCAACAGGTGCGGCGAGCGCGATCCTTGCGATAAACAACAACACCGGAACTACGTACACGCTGCAGGCAGGTGACGTAAATGACCTTGTTACTCTTAACAACGCAAACGCGGTAACCGTAACTGTTCCGCCGTCGGTATTTAGTGCAAACGACGTTATCAACATCTCTCAAATTGGAGCAGGCCAGGTTACCTTTTCGCAGGGCGAAGGCGTAACCATCAACTCAACAGGTGCAACCGCAACCGCGCCTAAGTTGAGAGTTAGGTACTCCTCCGCGGCGGTGATCTGCACCGCAAGTAATACGTTCTTAATCGTAGGCGACATCTCTTAAGACAATGCCAATTTTATCTGCAATCTTTGCGTCAGGAATCTCAGGTAATCTCGGTTTAGTTGTTGATTATTTAGTTGTTGCTGGCGGCGGTGGTGCTGGTAAAGATTATAGCGCTGGTGCAGGTGGCGGTGGTTATCGCACATCTATTGGCGGAACGCCTTTAACTTTACCTTTAAATACTTCTTACACGGTAACTGTTGGTGCTGGTGGTGCTGGTGGAACTACTCCTAACGGCGCTTCTGGAACAAAAGGTGTTAACTCTGTTTTTAGCACAATAACTTCAACAGGCGGTGCATTTTCAAGGACATTAGATAATGTTGGTCAAACTGGTGGTTCTGGTAGCGGTGGTTCAAAGTCATCAGCAGGAACCAATGCTGGTGGTGCTGGTAACGAAGGTGGTTTTAGTCCAAGCGAAGGTAATAACGGTGGTTCAGGAACTCTCGGTACAGGTGGCAGTGCTAATAATGATTTTCCAACTGGCGGTGGCGGTGGTGCTGGTGGAAATGGAAACAATGGTAGTGGCTCACAATCAGGCGCTGGTGGTGCTGGAGCAAGTAACAACATAACTGGAACTTCTGTAACTTACGCTGGCGGCGGTGGTGGCGGTGGTTACAATGGCCCTGGTAGCCAACCAACATTAGCAGGCGCAGGTGGCTCAGGTGGTGGAGGCGCTGGTAACGGCGGCTCAGGTGGTGCTGGAACAGCAGGTACTGCTAACACTGGCGGTGGCGGAGGTGGCGGTTCAGGTGCTCAGGGCAACGGCGGTTCAGGCGGCTCAGGAATTGTTATAGCCCGTTACTCAGGCACTACACAAAAAGCGGCTGGCGGAACAGTAACCACTTCAGGCGGTAACACAATCCATACCTTTACTTCATCTGGTAATTTTGCAGTTGGTGCAAAAGCAGAAGGTGGAACAATAACATTTATTACTGGTTTTGCAGTACATACATTTACTTCATCAGGAACATTTACTCCATTTGCAAATTTAACTGCTGATTATTTGGTAGTTGCTGGTGGTGGTGGTGGTGGTACTCTCAATGGTAGGGATGAAGGTAACGGTGGTGGTGGAGCAGGTGGTTTGCGTTCTACTATTACTACAACAGGTGGTGGTGGAACTTTAGAAACTGCTTTATCTTTAACATCAGGAACTTCTTATACAGTTACAGTTGGTGCTGGCGGTGCTGCTGGTGGCAGTGGAAATAACAGAGGAGTTGCTGGAAACAATAGTGTGTTTTCAACAATTACTTCAAATGGTGGCGGTTTTGGTTCTGCTGGTTGGCCAGATGACCCACCAGGTGGCAGTGGTGGTTCAGGTGGTGGTGGAAATCCTGTTGGTACAGGTACTGCTAATCAAGGATTTAATGGTGGATTAGGTGGAACTACAGGAAACATATTACCTAGAGGTGCTGGTGGCGGCGGCGCAGGTGCTGCTGGTGGTTCGGGTTCTACTAGTGGTACGGCTGCTGGTGGTAATGGTGTTGCAGTAGCAATAACTGGTACATCAGTTACTTATGCTGGCGGTGGCGGCGGTGGTGGTAATAGAACTGGTAGTGGCGCACCACAAACAGGCGGCGTTGGTGGTTCGGGCGGAGGCGGAGCAGGTGGTAATGGAAGCATCGTTGCCCCTGATAATGGCGATAACGGAACAACAAATACAGGTGGCGGTGGCGGAGGTGCTGGTGCATTTGCCGGTGATGCTTCAGGTGGCGCAGGTGGTAGCGGTATAGTCATAGTAAGATACGCAATCTAACAAGGGAGAAACATGTCAAAGGAAAATGTAACAAAGGTAAAGGAAACAAAGAAAACTCAATGTTTTAGCTATGAGGTAGTAATGCTAGTTCATGTTATCGCAGACGATGAAACTACCGCAAAAAGTCAATTAGATGAAAAAGGCGGAATAGTTACAAAGCGTGAAGTTAAGTTAGTAAATACAGCAACTCTCTACGGAGAAGACAAGGATAAATAATGGCTCATTATGCAAAGGTAGAGGACGGCGTGGTAACTCAGGTTATCGTAGCCGATAATAAAGAGTGGTGCGAGGCAAATCTAGGCGGTACCTGGGTTCAGACCTCATACAACACTGTTGGTGGAGTTAACAACCGCCCAGGTGGAGAAGCACTACACAAGAACTACGCTGGTATTGGTTACACTTGGGATGGCGTTGGTTTCTCAGCACCACAACCATTTCCTTCTTGGAACTTAGATTTAGAAACCTATCTATGGCAGGCGCCAACACCGATGCCAACAGATGATAAGCGTTATACCTGGGATGAGGAAACTCTAGCCTGGGTAGAGGTTGAATAACTCTAAGTAGCCTTTACTTTATACTAAGTAGCTAGGACAGACTCTTACAGGAAGTAAACTTTACCTCTAGGAGTATAGCTATTAGGACACAACTTTTACTCAAGATAGTGTAAGGTATGCCCATGATAAAGGTTGCCGCATACGCCATCGCGCTAAATGAGGAGAAGCACGCCGCAAGGTGGGCTGAGACTACCAAGGGCGCGGATATGCGCATCGTGTGTGACACCGGATCCACTGATAGAACCGTTGAGATCCTTCGTGAGCACGGCGTAACTGTCTATGAGGTATCTGTTAAGCCCTGGCGGTTTGACGTTGCTCGTAACACCGCGCTTAGCTTAATTCCTAACGACATTGACGTCTGTCTATCACTTGATCTAGATGAGACACTTGACGATGACTTCTTTGATAAGGTAAGAGAACACTATGTCCCAGGAGCAAATAAGATCTGGTGCGACTTTGACACCGGACACACCTGGCTGTGTGCACGCATGCACTCAAGACACGGCATGTACTGGAAGTATCCAATTCATGAGGTGCTTGTTCCTTCACTTGATACAAATATATTTAGCTGCACAATTCCGACAAAGATGTATCACAAGCCTGACAACACTAAGTCACGCGGACAATACTTGCCGATGCTTGTTGCCGCATCCAAGGAGTACGGAGAGGATCACCGCATCTGGACGTACTTAACGCGCGAGTACTACTACTATAAGATGTGGGACCTAGTTTTAACAAGTGCTGAGAAGACACTTTCATTTAGCAAGGACTGGTTCGTTGAGAGAGCTGCGTTAAACCGCTGGGCAAGTGAGGCATGTCGTATTCTTGGTCAACCAACACGCGCAATGGAATTTGCCGACAAGGCAATTGAGATAGATCCATGCGGAGAAAATTACTTTGAGAAGGTTCGCTGCTACTACGGCGAGTCAGACTGGGGTGGAATGTGGGAGACGTGTAAGCTAGTTGCTCGCTGTGAGCCGACAAAGCACTACCTATCTTCTGAGTCTCTTTGGAGTTGGCAACTTCACGACATGCGTGCACTTTCCGCACATTACCTAGGTGATAAGAAGAGCGCGATGAAGTACGGTCAACTTGCACTTGATGGAAATCCTACTGACCAGCGTTTAATAAACAACATGAAGTTCTACAACGAAGGTCTATACATAATCTAATGAACACGCCAAACGTGTTCATCGCACTGCTGGTAAAGCAAAAGGCAGCCGTGCTTCCTCTTTTTCTTGAGACGCTTGAGGCTTATGACTACCCAAAGGACAATATATTTCTCTACATACGCACAAACAACAACACCGATAACACCGAGTTAATCCTTGAGAGCTGGATCCAGGAGAACGCAAATAAGTATCGTGGACTTATTTATGACAAGAGCAACGTCGCCGAGAACGTGGAGAGGTTTGGCGTTCATGAGTGGAACGGCGAGAGATTTCGCGTCCTAGGCAGAATACGTCAGGAGAGCCTACGTCAGTGTCTAGAGACGGACTCGGATTATTACTTCGTTGTTGACATCGATAACTTTTTATTACCTGAGACTCTTACGGAGCTGGTATTACTTGAACTTCCGATCGTAGCGCCGCTTCTTCGCTATGCGGTTGCGTTGCGTGAAAACGCGGATACACCTGAGGATGCGGACAAGCTAGGTGTAAACATGGGAATGTACTATGCAAACTACCATGACAAGGTTGATGACTATGGATCAATAGTTCCGGAGGATCCTTACTACAAGATACTAGATCAAAAGATAAGAGGTTTAATTCTTTGTGACTGTGTTCACTGCACGTATCTAATAAAAAGAGAGTACATCGACAAGCTTACCTACCTTGAGAACTCTGACCGCTGGGAGTACATGGTGTTTTCTTCATCTGCACGAAAAAACAACGTACCGCAGTATCTTGATAACCGCCGCATCTACGGAGTGTTAACATTAACTGAAAATGTGCGTGCGTGCCGCTGGTGGGTTGATCGTCTTAAGGATCCTGTTGGTCGCGAGGAAAGATATCGCAACCGAGACTAGTCTAGCCTTACCGGCTTTTCCTTCTTTTTCTTCTTAACTCTCGTCTTCTTACGCTCAGCCTTTAGTAGCTTCTCCTCGCGTTGAGCATGATATGCATCAACCGCGTTTGCACTTGTTCGACTTCTCCAGGTAAACTCGCAGCCGTCACACTTAACAAGACGCATCGTACTCCAGCGTCCTCCTCCTGGAACGTCAACCACAAGTGTCCTAAGCTTGTTTGGCCGTGCGTTGCAGTAAGGGCACTGTGGAAAACGTTGACGGCGAGATTCCTGTCCGTTCCAGGAAACTGAAAGAGTACGACGAATTTCTCCCTCGTCCTTTCCTCCCCAGATCCCCCAGATCTGTCTATGTTCAAGTGCCCACTTTAAGCACTCCTTGCGAACAGGACATTGAAAGCACAAATTTTTTGCCTGGTACTTCTCCGCAGGTTCGGTGGAGAAAAAGAAATCTCTTAACTTTTCATTCTCTGTAAGCGAGCAGCTTGAGTCCTTCTGCCAGTCTAGATCTCCGGGTCTTAGCGTCACCGCAAAACCTCAACCCACGTTATCTCGTAGATCTCATCTACAAGATCTCCCTCGCGAGTTTCTCCTTCTTCATCACAGACTGTAAGATCTATATCTGCGTCAACCTCTCCTGCGTAGCCTTGCGAGATCTTTGCAGATTCAATTGACTGAAAACCATTTCCTAGGCTTATGGATATTCCATCGCGTTGTAAGGCTGATGCTAGTGCACGGCGAATAAGCTCGTTCTCAAGATCAACGTGTTCGTCGGTAAAGAAAATAACCGATTCATCAAGAAAAGGATCATATCCCTCTCCGGTCCACTCCTTCCATAGGAGTTCGCCCTTCCTTGAGTCCTGCATCCTGCTCCAAACCACTCGTAATTAGGTCAATCGTATACTAAGTGGAGTCAAAACGCGCGGATAAACACCGACTAATTTCCAACATATAATTCCATGGCGGTGCCCATGAAAGTGTCTTAGAGAGGAACTGAGCGCCTGAGATTTGCGCCCTAACGGGCTACTTAAAGATTATTAAACGTACCTAGGACAAGTTCGCCGTTTGCGTCAGGCCATAGGTACTGGTAGTGATCCGGCCTATGTCCGGTGTCCTCAGGGTAGCCAAACTGTGAGTACCAAGGATAGTCCTTGCGTAGAAGAGCTACGCGGTGGGTTGAGGCAAGTTGCTCGTACCTGTCCTTGTCATTCATCCACCAGGGATAGGTAAGTTTATCCTCAACGCGATCTAGCTCAAGCGCACGTAAAAACGTTGCCTCAATCTTAGGAAGCATGGTTGACTTATATCCGCGCTCTAGCCAGACGCTGCACATCGTGTTTGCGTATAGAACCAATGCCTTTTCGTGCCCTGTCCACATCTTAGCCGCGGGGTGGTTACGCCAGCCTTTCGGGTCACGGTGTTCACCGCGAGGATCAAGTTGGGTAAGAGTTAATAGAAGTTGCCAAGCCTCAAGAACCTGCTTGTTTAGACGCTTGTTATCAAGCTCCTGAGCAATACGCTCAAAGGAGTCAGTCTGTGGTAGAAACGTTTGCATGTACCTGTCCTTTTGTCATTGAGACAATTATATCACAGGTTTTTTACTTTTCCTCCGGATTTATATCCTCAACATGAATATTTTCCTCGTGCATGTCCTCCTCGATCTCCTCGATAGGCACGTATATACCTACCACGGTAACCTTGCCGCAGGTTATGCACTCGCACACCGCGCCAGGATTTAGACTAAGAGGAACGCTTACGTTTATAAGTCGAGTTATTATGTTTCCGCGCTCGTCTACGCTGTCCGGCTCCCAGACGCTATTTTCCTGTATCCAGCACAGCTCGCACTGTGGGACAAGGTCCTCATCGTAGTCTCTAATCATCAGCTTTTAACTCCAATGGGAGTAGAGTACCACTTTTTCTTCGCCGCTTGTCGGGAGAAGTTCTTGTCTCCGTTAATTAAAAATTCTCGATCACCTATCTTTTCAGGTGCATCACCCTCAACGTTACCTTCTAGCGAGTCTGTTATTGCCGTTGCTATATACTTTCCAGCCTGCACCGCAACTGCCTTTCCCCACACCGCTGAAAGAGACGAGTAGTCCCTAACGCTTTCAATGTCCCAGTCATCGGGAAGTCCCTGCATGCGTGCAGCTTCTCTATGAGTTATAAGTCTTGGCTCGGTTGGATGAATCACGTGGTCTAGTGCAGATCCGGTAAGAACGTTACACCAGTGATCCTCCTTCCATCGATAAGGCTGCGAGAAACCTAGCTTAAAGTTCTTGCGTAAAACTCTAGGAGATATGTCTATCCACTTCTGCGGAAACTCTCCGTTGTTCATGTCAACTGCCTTCTTTATCGCGCCGCCAAGATCTCCGTTGCCTTCCCACCCTTTGTTTCCAATGATGTCAAAGACCTCTTCAATTCGTTGAGCGTGTATATTTGTCTTCCCCATGTGCCCGTTAACCTTGCCAGTCTTAGAAACAAGGTGCTTTACCCACTTGCTTGCGGGAGCAACGTAGTCTTGACTGTTCCACGACTGCGGCATCTTTGCAAGGTCTCCAATGATGTCCATGATGCGCGGAAGTTCCTTTGGCTCGGCATGTGGTGCATTAAACTTAATTCCACTTCTTACCGCTACCCAGAAGTATCTAGGGCGATATGAAAATCCACCGATCTGCAGGTTGTTGTGCTTTACGTGGTAAAGATCGTACTTCTTATTAGATAGTTCCTCTAGCATGGTCCGATACTTAAGCATAACATCGCGCCCCTGTGTGTAAGCCTGCTGTACACTCTCATAGACTACAACCTTTGGCGCTATCTTTGCCGCGTATCTTACAAATGCTCGCGTGTGCTCATGTGCCTTTGCGTCTGGACCACGGTTAGCTTCACCAGACCAAACCGACCAACCAGAACAAGGTGGACATCCAATAACTACGTCAGCCTTTGTTACAGGCCAGTCACTTGCATCGTCTGAGAAGTGGTACGTCCAGTCATTTCCAAGAAGATGACGATTAGCCTCGGCAACTGGATTTCCAAAGTTTAATGTTCCAGTGCGCAACTTCATTTTCATTCCTGACTGCACAAACCCTAGGCTCATGAAGCCAGCAAGACCATTACAGTCAATAAAGTTAAGATCAGACAAGTATACACCTCTCCTAGTTAGCCACGGAAGGACTGTATACCGCCTTCACCGCGGATGTTACCTTATTCCGCGGTGTTTTCTTTTAATCCAACCTCGTATCCGCAACCTGCGTATCCGGCGATGTCTACCCAGGTATCTGGCTTATAAGGTGATCCTTCTCCTGCGTCTCTAGATAATTTTACAAGTATCAATGCGGTTGCTACGTCTCTACGTGTAAACTTTCTGCCAAACGCGGTAGACCAAAACTCCGCTATGCGTCCAAAGTTATCATATGGTCCTCCGTAGTCTGTATCTCTTGACCCGGAAATTAACGCGGCAGCCTGTCTAAGAGCCTCAACGCGTGGAAGTGTATTTTCAGTATTATCTGCCATGTTACTTAGCCCTCCAGCTTAGTGTTTATACTTACGTATCCGATTAGATCTCCGCCTTCTTCGTTGCCTCGCAACTTCATCTCAACAAGACCAGGTAGATCTTCATTTTCATTTCCCATGATGCGTCTCCACTCGGACTTTGCCTTTTCTCTAACCTCCTCGAGGTTTTTTCCGGAGACGATGTAGTCAATTGATAGTCTCATTAGCGAACTCTCTTCTGTAGCTGGTATGGCGTGTAGTGGGTGCCATCAAGAACCGGCTCCCTGCCGTCGGTAGACTTAAATATTATGTCTCCGTAGCGAACTGCAACAACCTTTCCACGTCTTCCGTTGTGCATTGTTCCAGTTGATCCTGTGTACGCGTCGTGCTTAACTCTTACCTCATCAGCAACAAGTATTGAGCCAGGTTGTGCGTCAACCCAAACCTCGTTCTGTTTTTCTGGAAGTATCGAGTGATTTAGGCTAAGCTTAGAGAATAGCTCAACTGACTCCTTCATTTGGTTTTCTGACAGTTTCATGTCATTCCAAACCTCAAGAAGTTTAAGTATTGAGTTCCCAACACCAACCTTTACTTTTGCCTCACTCATCTGCTCTTTGACCCAGTCAAAGTTTATTTCTGGCATGTTATTCCTCCTTATCCTTTGGTAGACACTTACTGCACATGTCAGGTTGCTTTCCAACCCCTACGTCGTCAATCGCACGGTAACAAACAATGCACTTGACTCCGCTAGTTTTTACCTTGTATCCTTCTAGTTGTCGTTTCTTGTTCTTTTCCATCTTCTCTAGATATAGACGATCAAGTACCTCGTCTGTTCCACCCGCCGCAACGATTATGTTTGCAACAAAGTGAAGAACGTCAACCGCCTCCTTGATGATCTCCTCGCGATCAGCGTAAGGTTCATCGTGTTGCCAAGGCTTCCATGAGATTGCCTGGCGCATCTCTGCAAGTTCATCGTCGATGGCAAGCATGTTCCACCGCATGTACTCAACTAGCTTGCGGATGTTGTTTGGCTTGTCACCCTCCATTTCATCGTAGTTGATGAAATAGACGTTCTTTTGAAGATCACGTGTTTTTCTTAACCAACCTTCAAACAATATTCCCATTGTTATGCCTTTCTGCTAAATATCTCAAGTGAGTCTGATAGCATGATTGCCGCATCTCGCTTGTTTGGAATTGACTGTATATATGTTTCTCGTTGTTCCTTTGCTAGTCTACTTCTTTCATCAACTGACATCTCCTCGATACTTGACGCGATGTGAAGCCAAGGTTCTCCCAAGGCGCCACTCTCACGCCAGTCAGTTGCAACAGGTGTAAGTGCATTTATAGACTGTACTAGTCTGTATGTCCACCAGGTTCCTCCAGTTTGATACGGACTAATAAGTGCGCCTACGCCACTTGCTATCTGTGCGGAGACCTGTTCATCTGTCCATCCCTTGTGCCACTTCATCGGCACGGTAGGACTTGATAGCGTCGCAAGTGTAGACTTAGTCCAGTTAGTTGAGAAGTTTTCAACTACCCACTTTTCACGACGTTCAATTTCAATTGGATCCTGCATCGTAAGTATGTATGAATCTAAGTTTATACCTTTTATTGACGCCGCAGCTCCCGTTGGAAGTTGAGATATAACCTTTCCGGTTCCGGACCACGGTAAAGACGGATATAAGGTTGTTGGCCATACATCATTTAATAGATAATCAACCACGCCCATAAGGTCGTCAAGAACACTAGGTGTGCTTGCATGCATGTAACCTTTGCGGTATGAATAGAACGGCTTTGTCATGTTCTGTGGATTTTTTGTCATCGCGCGAAGGCTTGCGGTAATTCTTACGGGTTCAGGTGCGTCTATGTAAAGTGCAAGCTTATCAGAGTCGCGTAAAACGTCAATAATGTTTAACGCGCCGTAGATACGGTTTGCACTTAAGCTTGTTAGAGGACTTAAGCCAACAAGAACATGATCATACTCGGCTAGATCAGATATTTCCCAGGATATCTCCGGATCTATCTGAACTACCTCATGCCCTTGAACTGATAAAACATGTGATAGTAGACTTGCAAATGAAAGCGATCTTTTATTTGCGTCAGTTGACGCGTGAGGCGCGGACATTCCAGTTAGTAGTATCTTACTCATGCACGAGTACCGTCCGCGTTAAGTTTAACACCCTTGTCCTCGGCAACTGCACGCTTAATAATTCTATCGCAGTGCTCAACGAACTTATCATAGTGTGGAATGTAAGGTGCAAGCGCTGTTCGTTGCGCGAGTGCAGCCTCGGCTAGTTCATCGGTAGACATCTTTTCAACGTCCGCGATCTTTAGCTTATACGCATCGCCTAGCGGATCACCTTCACCCTTATCGGTAACAAGAATAGATCCAACATGCGCCGCATATAAAAAGCGGCTACGCCACCACCCTGAGCCCGCGTGTGGATACGGTGGAGAAAGAATTCCCCAGTGATTATTGTAGAACTCAAGTACGTCCTTCTCAGTATCAAACCTTTGTCCGCCTAGTTTCTTAATTAGCTTACGACTTCCAACGATCTCAACCGGCCACGTAAGTGACTTACGCTCAAGCCAGCCGTCATGTGGCATAAGTGCGCCAAGTACCCACGCGCGTTTCTTTTCAGTCGCCGCAAGTTCAGTTACACCTTGCATCGTAGGAATTATTGTCGCGGTTGGATCAAGTGCCTCAATTAAACCTACGTCATCTGGCATACGCTTGCGAACTATAGATCTATCACCAAACGAGTACATCGGACAAACTGGAACCATACCTGCTGCCCAACGTGCATCTATAAGATCTGTTGCTGCTTGAACAAGACGCTTTTCCCAAGGTTTAATGTTTTCATCGTTGTCCATCATGTAGTAACGTTCGATGTAGCACTTCTTGGCGGCCTCTGGATTTACCTCGCGTATTCTTTCAACCGCAGCCTCAATGTCCGCGCGACTAAAGTACGTTGCGCCTTCTTCACCGCGATGCTCTGTGCCAACAAGCAGATGCTTGTACAGCATCTCAGGTTTACGCATCAACGCGCGTGCTCCATTAAATACAGTGTTAAACTGCCAATCATCAAAGAAACCTACGCATGGAATACCGGATGAAAGTGCGTATAGTGCACCCATAGCTCCTTGACGTCCGTTAAGTGAGTTTAGCGGTGCAAGATTGATCCATAGAACGTCATATGAGGATAGATCCTCACCTGGTGTGATCTTACGCCAGTCAACTTCGTGACCTGACTCACGCAACGCCTGAGCAATAGAAGCAGGCACGTCAATCTTTTGAATGGTACGTTTTTCTGTGTTAATCTGTAACGCAGTAAAACCACTCATCAATACTTTCATAATCCACTACCTTTCGTCTAAGTAGATTTGGGATGTCACCTAGACTATATCAGAATAGATGACAAACCAGACTTACTTAGATTAGAACGGAGACGCAGGTGGTGCAGCTACCGGTGCAGCCGCAACAGGAGCAACGGCTGGTGCCGGCGCAGGAGCAGGAGCAGGAGCGGCAGCAGCTACTGGTGCAGACGTTGCAGTCGTAACACCTGGGTAGTACTGCTTAATCTCGTTCTTCTTTTGTCCTTGCCAGGTACGTGATGTTACCTGTGCACGGAAAGAACGACCACGGATTGCTTGCTCAATCTGAGCATTTGACGGATTGGTTGCAAAGAACTCGCGACCAAGTCCAAGTGCGTGCATCTTACGGAAGAACATTCCAAGAGCAGCTGTGTTATCAGGCGTTACTACTAGGTTGTCCCACACTAAACGTTTAGCGTGCGCACCGTTTTGTACCTGTGCCTTTATGGCAAACATTGTCTTGCCAGACTGTGAAACTTTTGCTGTAGCTTCTACTACAGTTAAGTCGTAGTCGCCATCTGGCAGTGGATCGTACCCTGCAGATACCTCGCCGGCATCCTTTACTAGATCGCCCCAATTAAGTGTACTCATTGTTGGCTATTTTCCTTTCGTTGTAGTTGTTGCATCTGTTTTTGGACCAAAAACCATGTCCAACATGCGTTCAATTCCAAGGTTTTCTTGTTCTACGACTTTACCAAGTCTTCCTTGAACGCGTTCTCCTGCTTCATATTCGTTTGTACGTTCAACGTACATACGGCGAACCTTGTATGGAGGCTGCAGTGGGTCTGGGTTTGGCATTGTCTCGACGGTGACCGCGCCGAGAATATCATAAAAGTATGGCGCTTGAATTGCAAGCTGGCCCTGTAGGTACGGACGTGAACGACCGTCTGCTCCAGGACGTGCCATAGCTGTTAGCACAACCGCCTCTAGCGGCTGAGTAGGATGCATTGTAAGATCGCGTAGATCTCGTAGTAATGCGCCCATGTGACGAAGTAACTCGCCCCACTGTTGCATCTTCATTTGTTCTGTACCAGCGATTGAATCCATGCACTTCACTTGAAGCTCAGAGATTGAGTCGATGATAAGAGACTTGAATTGGTGTTTTCCAGTTTGTAACCACTGGAATGTTTTAAGAACAACATCATAGTCACGAACGTTAACTACAACTGTATCCCAGGTGCCATCGGCAACTGGCGGTTCTTCTCTAATTGGATCCCAGTACTTAACGGTGATAGGCAGGAACCTATGTCCACCTTCAACGTCAAGCATGAGACGTGGATACGGCGCGGTTACAGCAAAGGTTGATTTACCAACCTTTGATTCTCCGTAAACCATGATGGTTAACGAACGTTGTACGTCAGACATCACTGTTTCCTTTCATCTCTTTAGTAAGTTGGCGTAGCATTAGTCTGCACTGCCCTTCTTTTCTTCTTCCACTCCATAATAAGCATATGGATTGGAAATCTCGAACGCGTCCTCAAGCGCAGCCTCAGCCGCACTTCCATCGTCAAACATTGGACATATGGTAAAGAACTGGCACTTCCACTTGCAGTCTCTTGACGGGCGAGGATACGCTACAAAGCGATGATCGCCTCCTTGGTCAAGTGCCTTCCTTGCGCTAAGCATGTCTGTAAGTGTTCCATGAATTCTTTGCCAAAATGAACGTAGTGCAAACACGTTGTGACGCACCTCAATTTGCTCAAAGAACGGCGGTCTTGCGTTTGCAGAGCGCTTAACCTTCTTGAGCATTGTAAATATTCCGCCCTCAGAGCGTTCACCTTCTTTATTTTGAGCTGTTTCCAGCATCATGTATGTAAGAATTTGCTCGT